GCTTTATTACTAACATAAATGCCAATTCATCAATAACTTTAAATAGACCTTTGTATTCTTTTGGAGGAAATAGTTCCAATCTTGTTGCTACAAGTCTTTCCATTACAACTGAACAAAACCAATATCAAAATTATATAATTAACAATCTTACCCTTTCATAAAAATGGCTAAACCTACAACAAGAGCAACATTTAAAAATTATTGTCTACGCCGATTAGGTTGGCCAGTTATTGACATTAATGTTGATGATGATCAAATAGAAGATCGTATTGATGATGCACTTCAATTTTTTGAAGATTATCATTTTGACGGTGTAGAAGAAATGTACATGAAGCATCGAATATCAGCTGAAGATATTCAGCGTGGTTGGATTTATTGCCCAGATTCAGTAACTTTTGTTACCGCAGTATTTCCATTTGATGATTCTAACTCATCGATTAATATGTTTGATTTGCGGTATCAATTGCGCTTACATGACCTTTATGACTTTACATCAGTATCGTATGTGTCATATGAAATTACGATGCAACACCTTCGATCATTACAGTTGTTGTTTGCAGGTACACCACAATTTCGTTTCAATCGTAAACAAAACAAAGTATTTTTAGACATAGATTGGTCTAGAGATTTAGAAGTAGGTGACTATGTAATTGTTAAGTGTTATAGAGCTGTAAGACCAGATACAGTAACCCTTACAGGTACAATGTCAGCTAATACAACCGCAAATACGGTAACTGGTTCTAATACTATTTTTGACCAAGAATTGTTAGAAAATGATTTTATTACAATTAATGGCGAATCAAAACAAGTTAAAAAAATTATTTCGCCAACAACTTTAGAGTTACAAAGTCCTGTAGCATCAAATGTTTTAGTTGCGACAGCAACAGTTGCAGGAATTGAAGATGTTTGGAATGATCGTTTTCTTAAAAAGTATGCTACTGCTTTAATTAAACTTCAATGGGGAAATAATCTTTCTAAATTTTCTGGCATACAAATGCCTGGCGGTGTAACTTTAGATGGTGTTCGTATTGCTGAGGAAGCTAGAGCAGAAATCAAAGAAGTAGAAGAAGATTTATACCAATTCAACAGTTTGCCAAGTGAGATAATTACAGGTTAAAATGAATGGCAACCAACTTATTCTTCAATAATTATCCGTCTAGCCAGATAACTTCAGAGCAACTGCTCGTTGAAGATTTGGTTATTGAAGCCTTACAAATATATGGCATGGATGTTTTTTATCTTCCCCGGTCTATCCGTGATGAAGTAGACCAACTGTTTGGAGAAGATACTCTTAAACAGTATGTTAATGCATATCCAATTGAAATGTATTTGGAAAATGTTACAGGCATGGAAGGTGAACAAGATTTTATTTCTAAGTTTGGTTTAGAAATTCGTGATGAAGTTCAATTTGTAGTTTCTCGCCGCAGATTTCAAGCTGTAATACCAATGACAAGACCTTTAGAAGGTGATTTGGTTTATATTCCTTTACTTAGAAATTTCTTTGAAATTACATTTGTAGAACATGAAAACGATCAAGCTATGTTCTATACATTAGGTCGTGGTCGTGGCGGTAATGTATATCTGTATGGCTTAAAATTAAAACAATATGTGTTCTCTAATGAAATTATTGAAGTTGGTATTCCAGAAATTGATAGTCAAATTAGAGAATATTATCCAAGAACAAAGATTGCTCTGAGTGCGGGTGGTACTGGTAAATTTGTTAATGATGAAATTGTTTACCAAGGAGCCAACTTAGCCTATTCTACAGCTCAAGCTTACGTTTATGATTTTGCACCTAACACTCACATAGATATAATTCTTGTAAATGGATCTTTTACTTCTGGTGCAGCAATAAAAGGTAATACAAGTTCTGCTAACTGGACAGTTCTATCTGTAAATGATACAGCATATATGAATACTGCTTATGAAGATGTACAAGATAATGCAATAATTGAATCTGAAGCTGATGGTATTATTGATTTTACTGAAACAAACCCATTTGGTGAACCATAATGTTAGGTAAAGCTCAATATTATAATCGTTCTATTCGTAAGATAGTTGTAGCATTTGGCACAATCTTTAATGATATTCAAGTGCAAAGATACTCTAAAGATGGTGCGACCAAATTTGAAATCTTTAAAGTGCCGCTCACTTATGGTTCAAAAGAGCGTTGGCTGACAGCTATTCAATCTGACCCAACTTTAACAAAATCAATTGCAGTATCCGTACCACGAATTACATTTGAACTTACTGGCATGTCATATGATAATAGTCGTAAGCAACAATCGCTATTAAAAAACTTTGCTAAAAATTCTAGCGGTCGATTAGATTCACAATATGTGCCTATACCTTATGATTTTAATTTTTCAATGTCAATTTTTGTTCGCAATACAGAAGATGGTACACAAATTGTAGAACAAATACTACCGTTTTTTAAACCTGATTTTACTGTTACTGTTGACATGATTCCTGGTATGAATCAAAAATATGACATACCTATTATTTTAAATTCTGTAAATACAACCACAGATTATGAAGGTGGATTAAGTGATGGTACAACTAGATTAATTGTTTGGGATTTAGAATTTACTGTTAAAAGTTATATGTGGCCAGCAATATCTGGCAATACATCAATTATTGGTGCCTACAGTTCTGTAACAGGCCGTTATGGTTCTGCTAATACAAACATCTACATTGATACACAAAATCGTGATGCACAAAGAGTTTATGTTAATTATGGTGCAGGAAATAATTTTTATACTACAGGCGAAACTATTCGTGTAGATAGAAATAATGGAAATGAAATTACTGGTAAAGTTGTTTTCTTTAGCAATACAGCTTCTGGTATTTTAATTCTTGGAGAATTGGATGAATTATTAAAAGTAAATGACAGGGTTATTGGTGATTATTCTGGCGCATCATATACTATCAGTTCAGTTGATGTTTCTCCACTTAAATCAGTTGCTATTGTAACTACAGCAGTTCCTGCAAATGCAGAGCCAGATGATGATTTTGGTTTCTTAGATACTATTACAGAATGGCCTAATACTTTAATATGAAAAAATTAAATGAAAAATTGTCTGAAGCTTTAGAAATAGCACCAATTAGTGCTTGTACCTCAGAGATTATAGAAGTAAAAGATTCAATAGATGATGATGCTGAGTTTGCTAGACAAAACCTTCGTGACCTAATTGAAAAAGGCAACGATGCGGCAGACCACATTATCTCTGTTGCTAAACAATCCGACCATCCAAGAGCGTTTGAAGTTGTGGCAGGCATGTTAAAGAACCTTGCAGATATGAACAAAGATTTATTGGAAGTACAGAAACGCAAACAAGATTTACAACCAAAGACCACAAACAATACTCAAAATCTGAATATAGATAAAGCTGTATTTGTTGGATCTACGGCAGAATTACTCAAACAATTGAAAGAAAATAAATAAAACCATGGAAACTTTACAAGAAATAATGAAGAAGGTTCTTGCAGATACTTTTGCATTGTACCTCAAAGCTCACAACTACCATTGGAATGTGGAAGGTTCTAATTTTCCACAATATCATGAATTCTTTGGTAATCTCTATGAAGAACTACATGGTGCGGTAGATCCAATTGCCGAAGAAATTCGTTCTTTAGACACATACGCACCAGGTTCTTTCACTCGTTTTATGGAACTGTCAGAGATTGAAGATGAAACTTCTGTGCCAGCAGGTGTAGAAATGGCAAGACGTTTGATGACCGACAATGAAAGAGTTCTTGCCACATTAAATGTTGCTTTTAAATTAGCAGATCAATTTGATAAGCAAGGCCTTGCTGACTTTTTAGCTGGCCGTATAGATGTACACAATAAACACCAATGGATGCTTCGTAGCATCACAAAATAAATGAACGATGGTTATTTGGGAAACTCCAATCTAAAAAGGGTTGGAGTTACTATATCATTTACTGAAGAAGAAGCACAAGAATTTATTAAGTGTGCTTCTGATCCTGTTTACTTCATTAAAACCTATGTAAAAATTGTCAACGTAGACAAAGGTCTTGTTCCGTTTGACATGTGGGATTTCCAAGAAGTTATGGTTCGTGATTTTCATGCGAATCGTTTTTCTATCTGTAAAATGCCTCGGCAAGTTGGTAAAACTACTACAACAGTTGGTTATATGTTGTGGTGTGTTTTGTTTCAAGAAGAATACAATATTGCTATTCTTGCCAACAAAGGTCAATTAGCACAAGAGATTCTTTCACGGGTTCAAAAGGCCTACGAATATCTTCCTTTATGGTTGCAACAAGGTATCATTACATGGAATAAAAGAAATATTGAACTAGAAAACGGTTCAAAGATTTTTGCATATGCAACATCCGCAGCCGGTGTTCGTGGTGGTACTTACAATTTGATTTTCTTAGATGAGTTTGCTTTCGTACCTAAGAATATGGCAGACGAATTCTTTACATCTACCTATCCTGTTATTTCTTCTGGTCAAACTTCAAAGGTAATTATTGTTTCTACGCCTTGCGGCCTGAATCACTTCTATAAAATGTGGGTGGATGCCACAGAGAAACGCAGTCTTTATAAACCAATTGAAGTTCATTGGTCTATGGTACCAGGTCGTGATGCAAAGTGGAAAGAAGAAACCATTCGCAACACTTCAGAAGAACAATTTAGACAAGAGTTTGAAACAGAATTCATTGGTTCTTCTGCCACTCTAATTACTGGCGCCAAACTGAGATCATTAGCATTTCGTGACCCGCCATGGCAAGAAGAATGTCTGGACATTTATGAACAACCAAAACAAGGTAGATTATATATTGCCACAGTAGATTGTTCTGAAGGAGTTGGCCTTGATTATCATACAATTAATGTTTTAGATGTTACTGAAACTCCCTATAGGCAGGTCGCTAAATATAGAAATAATAAACTACCACTTTTATTTTTTCCAACAGTCATTTATAGTCTGTGTAAAAGATACAATGAGGCCTACGCATTGATTGAAACAAATAATGTGGGC